AAATGCGAGAAATGATCGACTTCAACGGCGAAAAGCTGAGGGCAATCAGAGAAGAGAAGTGTCTGACGCAACGCGAACTGGCTTCTCGCGCGGGAGTTACGCAGGTGTATCTATCCAAGATGGAGTGCAATCACATCATCCCCAGACGGGCCGTGTGCGAGAAGCTGGCATGGGCTCTTCGTGTCGATCCCGATGAGTTTTTCGGACCTGCGGGCGAGACGCTCGACGACATAGAAAATTACACCCGGATGTTCGAGAAAGTCCGGGCTATGGGGATGTGAGGAGGGCCTAGAAATGAGAATCGGTCTGATTGATGTTGATTCGAAGATCCCTAACCTCGCCCTGATGAAGCTCTCGGCATGGCACAAAGCGAAAGGAGATAAGGTCGGGTTTTTCAATGCGCTTCAGAGATACGATCGTGTCTATGCCTCGAAAATCTTCGGCTTCACGGATGACTTCAAATACTGGCCTGGCTGCGAGATCGTAAAAGGCGGCAGCGGATATGACCTTGAGGCAAAACTCCCAGAAGAGATAGAGCATACTTACCCCGACTATGGGCTTTACGGTTGTGATTATGCTATGGGCTTCATCACTAGAGGTTGCATCCGAAACTGTCCTTTCTGCATTGTGCCGAGAAAAGAAGGCACGATACGCAAATCTGCTGATTTAGAAGAGTTCTGGAATGGGCAAAAGAGATTGATGCTTCTCGATAACAACATAACAGCAGCTCCAAAAGTGTTTGAAGAGACTATAAACAAAATTGTCGATTTGAAGATCAAAGTTGATTTTAGTCAAGGGTTGGACGCAAGACTCGTTGATGACAAAAAGTCGCTGCTGCTGTCGAAAGTCAGGTTGTGGAAGCAGATTCGTCTAGCTTGGGACAACGTAAAGGATGAGAGAGAAGTACTTCTAGGTTTGGAGATCCTTCTCAAATACAATTCCCCGAAACGCCTGATGATCTACGTCCTCATAGGCTTCGATTCCACGCCCGAGGAAGATCTCTATCGAGTAGAAAGGCTTCGAGAGATGAAACTCGACTCTTTCGCTATGCCTTTCGACAGAAGAGATCCATACCAGAGGAACTTTGCGAGGTGGGTCAATCATAAGGCGATATTCAAGAGTGTTTCGTGGAATGAATACACTGCCAATAGAAAGAAGAGGAAAAGAAATCCGAGACAACTGGAGGTGAACTGATGGAGATACAAGCGATAGAAGATTCGAAGCTGCTTAAGCGCGGGACGAAAGTGATCCACAACGGCCAGAAGTGTACGGTTCTGAACTTCAGGCACAACGGGAAGGGCTACGAATACTTCCTGAGCGACAGGAAGTGGGTGAAGAGACATCAGGTTAGGAGGGTGAGGGAATGAAGAACGCAATCAAACCAAGCGGCATACCGATGTTTTGCTATTGCGTGGGTTGCAGAAAAAAGATATTTGACCTCTCCTCGGTATTGTTGTCGTTTGAGCATAAGGGAATTCTCTGCCATGATTGCTACTACAAAAAAGAGAGGAGGCAACAATGACTGAAGACATCACAGTAAAAGTCATACGTCACGATCCAAAAGACCCTTCCCTATACATCACCGGTGACATAGCCGATGCGTTGAGGGTGTTCGACGAGAGGGTAGCGGCACATTCGCAAACCGGTAGGCTTGTCGTTACAAAAGTCGAGCTGTGGGTCGGAGATAGACTCGTGAAGTATGCTGACAAAGAAGGAGTGTTCGATGTGAAATATACCAGAGCCGGTGTGTATCAAGGTGTTGAAAAGGAGGCCGCCGAATGAGCGATAAGATCCAGGGTTTCAATCCTAACGTAGTTGACGAGATCCGCACGGTCTTCGACGCAGGAAAAGAGATCGACAGGATAGACATCGAAGATCTCTTCATCGCTATCGACTACTGGCGGCACGGTCAGCAGAAAGAACACGAGCTGGTAATCCAGGCTTTCAACGCTCAGAAACTCAGCTTCTTTGTGTACCAGTTGAAGTCCGAGCGGACGATGAACACCTCACTTTCACTGAAAGACCAGCTCAATAACTATGTCTTTGGGTTGGTGGGTGAAGTCGGTGAAGTCGTGGATCTCCTGAAGAAGTTCTTCTACCACGGCCACGAGGTTGATTCCAACAGGCTCAAAAGCGAACTCGGAGACATTCTCTGGTACGTCTCGGCTGTGGCAAGTCTGTTCGATATCAATCTTCAAGAGGTCGCACAACACAACATCGAGAAGCTGGAGAAGAGATATCCGAATGGGTTCTCAAGTGAAGCGAGCAAGGGAAGGGAGGGATAGAAGATGAAAGATCAAGAAATTCGGGATCTGTCAGAAATTCTGGAACTTTATGAGAATTTGTCGGCAAACCAGAACCGCACCCAGGATGAGCAAGACAATCTCGATATGGCCGAGTATATCCTCATTCAGTCGATGAAACCTCTCCTGGAAGAGGCGAAGAAACTGAAATATGCGAGGTGTAAGAACTGCAAGTGGTTTAGCAGAGAGCCGATAGAGGGGAAATGGCCAAAATTCTCTAGTCGAACCGATATCCAGGGTGAAAAGAAGCTACTCGACAAAGGTTTTGGAAGATGCGCCCACGACAAGGTGGACGAACAGGCGTTCTTCTACGATGACGAACAGGTCGGCTTCGGACAGCCCGGCTATCCCGAAAAGGTCGATTACACCGGAATGATGATCGATTGCAGCACGAATGAGTGTGGTTTCTTGCTCCACGAAACATTCGGGTGCGTGAACTTCGAGAAGAAGGAGGCAGGGAATGAAGAACGTTGACAGATTCCTCAACAGACAGAAAGAAAAAGTAACCTCTCCCGAAAGGCTTGAGAAAAAGAGGATAAAGAAACAACTTCAAGAAGCGGCAAGAGCTGACGAAATCTATGGGCCTGAAGAAGAACGAGAGAATCGAAGGGAGGAGGCCACAAATGATTAAGCGAACCTGCCCACTGTGCGGCTCTGTCTGGCACAGTGCAGTCGAGCAATGCCCCTGGAACTGCCAGAACTGCGGCTTCTTGCTCACGCCCGACATGAACGAGAATCCGGAGGAGAGAGATGCAGAGAGTCAACATGACGGTGTTCCGCAGAGTTTTCTTTGAATCCGGTCTGAGCGTCGGGCAACTAACCAAACACAGGATCAGACAAGAACTCACGCGCGGCATCTTGGACGGTGCAATTGACCGGATATCGTTCTCGTATGCCGCCAGCTACGCGAGGTTGTTCAAAGTGCCATATGACGAACTGTTTCCAAATACGAGAAAGATCGACAGGATCATTCGGGAATTTGCGGAGGTGGAATAATGGGAATCTGGATATTTCTACTGGCTTCTGGGTGTTTTTGCGCGGGGTACTGCCTTTCCGGGATGCTCGGTTACGGCACCCGTGAAGATCTTGAGCGCGAGGCTGAAGAGTTGAGACGAGAGAACGCCCGACTGATGCGGAGTAATCTCACGCTTCAGGAAGAGATCGAACTGATGGAGAAAGAGACGAGATTCAGAGAGAAAACGAAGGTATGAGGGCCGCGGGGACGGCCCTTGCACCATTCAGGAGTGGGGCTATGAATGATTCGTTGTGGGATATCGTTTTTCGAGTCGTGGAGGGTCGAATGCTGGCCCCGAAACAGGTCCATAAACTCTGGGCCTCACGCGAGACGATCGAGCGACACACCGAAAGTATGATCTTTTCCACCTCGTCCATAATATACCTCCAGAAGGACCGCATTGAACCAAACGAGAAGATCACGAAAGACGCCTCAGCGGTCCGGGTGTTGGAAATCATGGACGGAGCGATGGAGTCTCTCGCGGATGAAGATCGCCGGGCATGGGGGTGGAGGTACTCCGAGGGGATGACACTTGAAGAGGTAGGCCAGATGATCGCCGATGCGCCGAGAGGGTGTGACAACGCAGGGAGGTTCTGGAGAGTGAAGGCGTTGCGAAAACTCGATCATATTGCGTTGATACTGGCCAGGAAGATGTGGAGAGGAGCATAATTTCACCCACGCCACAGCCACTTGCTATTTTTGAAACAAGTGTGCTAAAATATGTTAGTGCTAAAAAACTGAGAAGGCCCGAGAGGGCCCGAGAGGGCCTTTTTTCATGTAAACTCACACGGCTTTAATCCCGTGAAATAAGGCTCAGTAACTTACTAGAGGGAGGGTGCGAATGAAAGTAACTATCGAGCAAGTTGCAGCAATTTGTCACGAAGTAAACAGGGCTTATGTTAATGCAACGGAGGGTAAAGACGTTCAACCGTGGCACTTAGCGCCACAGTGGCAAAAAGATTCCGCGATTGATGGCGTTAGGTATGCGTCTGAACATCCCGATAACACACCAGAGAAAATGCACGATCGCTGGATGAAATATAGGCTGGCTAATGGTTGGGTTTATGGGGAGACTAAAGACGATGAAAAAAAGACCCATCCGTGTTTAGTTCCTTACTACGAGCTATCGGAGGCACAAAAGGCGAAAGACTATCTCTTTGATGCCGTTGTGAAAGCAGCTATGAATTATCTGAATTGCGACTTCTGCCCACCAGCAGGTCGTCTATAATCACTACTGCTGGTTTGGTAAAGCCGAACAGGTTTATTCCACGGAAATAAAGTTATAAGGCTAGGCACGTAGCGCAATGGCAGCGCATCCGTCTCATAAACGGAAGGGTAGCGGTTCGAATCCGTTCGTGCCACGGCCTTTATTTGTGTTACCCACGTGGTGCGGCTGTGTTGGGGGGGTGCCCCACTCATGGTCGCAGCTGCTTGGAGCATATACTTTGCCAGATACGGCCAAGCACGTAGAAAAGCTGGCAGAACGCAGTGTTCGGGGAGCCTTCGGGCTCCCTTTTTATTGGAGGTCATTTTGAGTCAGGCCATACAATGCGACGAATGTGGAAAGACTGCACATATGACCCATCACTGGCACAAGCTCGACGGGCTGGACTTCTGCTCGTGGAAGTGTGTGCGAAGGTTTGCGAATCGAAGGATCAAACAGGATCGGGAGTATCAGAGAGAGAAAGAAGGGATTGAATGCAGATAGAAAAGAAGAAAGTCTCCGACTTAAAGTGTGCTCCATACAACCCGCGAAAGATTGACGACAAAGAGCTTGCAAAACTAAAACGAAGCATCACCGAGTTTGGTTATGTAGAACCTATTGTCTGGAATAAACGCTCGGGCTTCGTTGTGGGAGGTAATCAGAGACTCAAGGCATTACGTGAGCTTGAAATAGAGGAAGCCGATGTCGTGGTTGTTGACCTTGACGACGCAAAGGAGAAAGCTCTCAATGTCGCCTTGAATAAAATCTCTGGCGAGTGGGACTTCATCAAGCTAAAGGACGTATTGACTGACATTGACACAGGAGACTTTGACATAGAGCTGACTGGGTTTGATTTGGATGAGATAGGAGAATTGATAGCTTTCGACAAAGAACCTGAAGAAGATGGTTTCGACGTAGACGCTGCATTAGAAAACACAGAAGAACCCGTGACAAAACGCGGTGACATTTACCTGCTTGGAAAACATCGCCTGATGTGCGGGGACTCAACTATCAAAGAAGATGTCGAGAAGCTGATGGATGGTAAGAAAGCGGATATGGTGTTCACTGACCCGCCTTATGGGGTGAATTACGATGGCGGCACTAAACTACGAAACAAATTAGCGGGCGATGATACCACCGATTTGTACGAGCCTTGCTGCAAAATGGCACGCGATTTCTCGACGAACGAAGCGGCTTTGTATCTTTGGCACGCAGGGGTGAAAGGGATAGCAGCCGCAGCCGCAGCCGCAGATTGGGTCATTCGTTGTGAGATAGTTTGGAATAAAAACCATGCACAATTCGGCGCGTTGTCGGCACAGTACAAACAAAAGCACGAGCCTTGTTATTATTGCTACAAAAAAGGAAAGACGGTAAATTGGTGTGGGCCGAAAAACGAAGTAACGGTGTGGGACGTTGACAGAGCGTTGGTGAATGAATACCATCCCACACAGAAGCCGGTGGAGTTGGCAAAACGCGCTATTCAAAACCACAAAGCGGATTTGGTACTCGACTTATTCGGCGGCTCAGGCTCAACACTCATAGCTTGTGAACAGCTCAACCGCATCTGCTACATGATAGAAATTGACGAGCGATACTGCGATGTAATCGTAAAGCGTTGGGAAGAATTCACAGGCAAGAAAGCTCAATTGATGAGGAAGTGATTTTATGGCTGGCAGACCGAAAAAGAAAATAGACTATGAGCTTGTCGAGAAGCTGGCCTATATTCAGTGTACACAAGAAGAAATCAGCTCGATTCTTGGCATATCGACAAGGACTCTTCAGAGAGACAAAGAATTTTGTCGCATATATAAAAACGGAATGGACAACGGGAAGATGTCTCTAAGGCGGTTACAGTGGAAGGCCGCAGAAAAAGGCAATAACACAATGCTAGTTTGGCTCGGTAAACAGTACCTCGGCCAGACAGACAAGCAAGAGATGGCTCACTCTGGCAGCCTCGACATCACTGTGGACGTGGTTGAAGATGGCGATTAAAATTCACACCCGCATATTCAACAAGGCTTTCAAACCGTATCTCGACAACCGCTCGCGCTACGAGATCTTCTACGGTGGCGCAGGTTCGGGCAAGTCGATGTTTATCGCCCAGAGACTCGTCCTTCGTGCAATGAAGGAGAAAGGTCACAAGTTTCTCATAGTCAGGAAGGTCGCAAAGACGAACCGGCATTCGACGTTCGCGCTTATCATGGGGATTCTCAGGGTATGGAAGGTTCTCGGACTTTTCAAAGTCAACAAGTCCGACATGGAGATCGGCTGTCTGAATGGCAATCAAGTCATCTTCACCGGTCTTGACGACGTGGAAAAGCTCAAGTCGATCGCGGGTATCACGGACATCTGGGTCGAAGAAGCGAGCGAGATCACGCAGGAAGACTTCCAGCAGCTTGACTTGCGACTCAGGGGCAAGACTCAATGGCCGCTGCAAATCACAATGACATTCAATCCGGTGTCGGCTTTGAGCTGGTTGAAGGCTTTCTTCTTCGATGAACCGAAAGAGAACTGTGTCATCCACAAATCGACGTACAAAGACAATCGTTTCCTGGACGACGAATATAAGAAAGTCATAGAAGACTTGAAAAATCAGGATCACACGTACTATCAGATATACGGACTCGGTGAATGGGGTGTTCTCGGAAACCTCGTCTTCCACAACTACGTGTTCGAAGACATTCCCTACAAAGAGCAAGACTTTGACGCTGTTTATCAGGGCCTCGACTTTGGCTTCAATCATCCCTCGGCTCTCGTTCGTGTGGGATTCAAAGACGATGAACTCTACGTCTTCGACGAGCTGTACGAGAAAGGGCTCACGAACGCGGAACTCATTCAGGAAGTCGGCAGGATGATCGACAAGCGTTCGCAGCTCATAGCGGACTCAGCCGAACCCGCGAGAATCAAAGAGTTTCAGCAGTCTGGTTTCAGAATCAGCGGTTCGGTCAAGGGCAAAGGTTCTGTGAAAGATGGTATCGACTGGCTCAAGAGACACAAGATCCACATCTCGAAGAAGTGCCCAAACCTGCTTGCTGAGATTCAGCAATACAGCTACAAAGAAGACAAAGACGGCAATGTCCTGGATGAACCGATCGAATTCAAAGACGACGCGATCGCGGCACTTAGATATGCGATCGAACCTGTGAGACTGAGACGCAAAATCACAGCCGGATACTCGGCGTGGAGGTAAATCATGGACCTTAACAC